GCACAGTCACTACAATGTCGGCTAGGGCCGTCTGCGCTGGTGAATATCCCTAGAAAACAGGGGGACCGAGGCCCCCCTGTCTCATTACTGCATCAAGCTCCCGGCGAGCCGTAGGCACCGCGCGGGTCGGACCAGCCGAAGCTGTAACGCTCGCGAGCCTTGTAACGCACGTTGCCGGTGTCGAAGTCGCCTTCGAAGGCAGTGCGGATCGGCGAACGCTGGAACATCTTCAGGCCGTTCGGAGCGTCGGTCATCAGGAACCAAGCGTCAGCGTCGGTCAGGTAGTGGTTGACCACAAACCCTTCCGGAATCAGACCCATGGACTTGATGGCGTTGATGTCGTTGTCGGCCGTTGCGGTACGCAGGGTCGACTTCATCAGACGCTCGGCGGTGAACTGGTTCTCTTTCGGAACCACCATGCGGGTCGCCATAACAGCGATCTTCAGGCCACGTTCGTCGGTGAACCCGGCGATGTCGATGATGCCCTGTTCGAGGGAGGTCTCGTTCAGGTCAGCAGCGGTCGCAGGGGTGTTCGAGAAGTTCGGGCCCAAAGCGGTCGGGTGAGCGGTGCTGAACAGAGGCACGCCGTCGCCGCCGTAGTACTGAGCGGAGTTGGTGAAACCGTTGTTCAGAATCGACGCACCGTTGACCTGCTTGGTGTGTGCCATCGAGCGAGCCAGCGCCTTGGTGTAGCGCGCAGCCAAACGATCGTACAGGTTGTCTTCGATCGCCTCTTCGGTGATCGAGAAAGCCAGCGCGATGGTCTGGTGGGTGTAGCGAGCAGTGAACGACTCGTTGGCTTGGTCGTATGCAACGCCCGCGCCTTCGGCCTTCACAGGTGCTTGCGCAAACCCGGTCAGCATCACTTCTTCTTCAAATGCACGCTCGGACGACTCGATTGCAAAGATGTCCTCGTGCTCATTTTCATAACGCTTGTATTCCAAACCGAACAATGCGTTCAGTCCGGGCTCAAGCTCTTTTACCAGTTGGGCGCGTGTAATGGCCATGGTTAGACTCCCGCAGTGCCGGTACTAGAACCGTACAGGTGGTTGTTGATCTTGACGATCAGTTGGGTGTTGGCCGAAGTGAGGTCATTCACGTTCGGAGCTTGGTTCACACCAATGATCTTCAGCTCATAGGTCGCGTTGCCCGTTGCCGGGGTGCCGATCTGCATGCCAGAAATGCCGGTGGTGGTGCTACCGGAAACGGCGGTGTCGATCTGCGCGTTACGACCAATCGCAGTGTTGCCCGGGGTGCCCGAGGCTTGTGCGACAAACGAGGCCGAAGGATCATCCACGACGAAAGCTACGATGTCCGAAGCAACGATGCTGCCCGGATAGTAGTTCTTGAACGTGGTCTTCTTGGTGGTCGGGTCGGTGTACTGACAGCCGATGAACACACCCAGTACTGCGCCCGACGAGTATGCGGCCAGATAGCCACTCGCCAGAGTTACAAGGTCGCCCTGAAAGATCGCGGTGCCATAGTTGCTCGAAATGCGATATTGCGTATCGCCTTGGTTCGCAACAGTGCTACCAACCCGACCAATCGGACTAAACCCAAAGGCTTTATTGGTGTTAGCCATGGAAAGTCTCCAAATGATTTAAGGTCAATTACCCCTCGCCTTTGCGAGGAGCATTAAAAGATACACGAGAGGTCCGTTCAGGATCATTTATGCGCATTGAGGAATGCGCATTCTCACGCATCATGTCGTTGTCGACTGCTTGGAGTTGATCTCTCGCTGCCTTGGCGTAGTACGCGTTGCGTTCGGCTTTGGTCTCAAGGGGAATTTTGGCAAGCATCAAACCACCCACTGAAACGACGCCTTGATACTTGCCGTCATCTACAGTAGGCAGCATGTCACGGTACTCTTCAGGCACTTCCTCGATTCTCACGAGTTCGTAACCCTCACGAAGCTTTCCGTAGACGTGTTGCTTGTCAACGTGCCCATTTACCTCTGCACGAATCCAACGATAGTCATACCCTTCAGGAGCGGGAGGCGCATCCAAACGCGAAGGACGAACCCATGGACGACGGCGCGCAGTTGCCTCACGACTCTTATCGGTGCGGGAACCACGATCAATTTTCAGCTGATCCATTTGAGTTACTCCTTCACATATTTGGCGTATTCCTCGAGAGGAACGCCAAGTTTCTTAGCAATCGCGACCTGACTCGGCGAGAGTCGAACGGCGCGGCGTGCAGAGCTATTGACCCCGGAGGATCGGGTGGCAGGCGCAACTGCTTGCACGGGACGTTGCGCTCTGGGTTGTTGCTGCGGCGGTTGTTGCTGCGGCTCCGAATTAAACTCTTTCGGAAACACAGCATGGACCCGCCTGTCAAGCTCATCATAATACTCATCAGAGCTGGCGTCAAACTTTTCGTTGTTCACCAGTTGATTGTGAATTTCCCACGCCGTTTTGGTCATGGTGACGTTCGTTCCGAACCACGGATTGGCAATCGCCCAGTCCTCGGCTCGGGCATCCGGCGGAGTCTGTGGACGCTGCGGTGCAACATAGGCCTGAACCGGCGGCGGCGGGGTTTGCGCCCGCTGGGCCTGCTCGGCAACGTGCCTTTGCTCCATCTGCAGGCTGGTCAGCCGCTCCAGTGCCTCGGTCTCGGTGTCGATGTCCCCTTCCTCGCGTGCCTTCTTGATGATCTGCTTCAAGGTCAGCGATTGGGTTTCAATCCGACCCTTGGCCTCGCTCAAACGGCCATTGTCGGTGTGGTGCAGCCGCTGGGACAGCTCCTCGGCCTGCCGTTGCACGCCTTGGGCGTACTCCAGCGCAGCCTGTTCCCGGCGCTCGGTCTCGCGCAGGCGCGCAGTCAGCCGATCGATCCGCTTTTGGACCTTCTCGCTGTACTGCTCGAGCTCCCCTTCGGGCTTTTCCGGCTCTGCCTTGGGCTTTTCAGCGGCAGCAACCGGTTCCGGGGCAGCAGCAGCCTCCGACTCTAGGTTAACGGTCACAGACTTGGGGTTTTCACCCAAGTCCAACTCAACTTCTGGGTTGTCTGTCTCAATGGTCATCGTGGGCTCACATATGCAAGATGTCTTCGGGGTCCTGCACGAGGCCGAGAATCTCGTCGTCGTTCAGGATGCGGATTTCGCCACCGTCAATGTTCATACGGGAGCCGCCGTACCGGGCAAAAATCACCCAGTCGCCTTCCTTGCACCATGGACCGTTGGGGAACTTGACCTCGTCCTTGTAGGCCAAATCGCCCATCTTCAGCACGTAACCACAGGTCGTGGTCAGCTGGTTCAACTGCCGAGTCTGGTCAGCCAAGGCAATACCGCCCTTGCTCTTGTCCGGGCCCCGGTAGGGTAGAACGGTGATACGCCAGCCCGTTGGTCGCGGAATGCGATCCAGCACCTTCTCGGGCATGCTTGAGGGGTCAAGAGCGTTGTCGCCCTTGTAGAGGTCCTGCAGCTCCGGCTCGCGGTTCTGCTTGGCCTCTTCCTCTTCCTTCCACTTCTGCTCCAAGGCAGTCAATGGCCGTTCCTGCACTGCTTCTGCATCACTCATGGGACTCCTTTATTGAGGTTGGTTACCGCTTTTGTTGAGACGATCCAATACGGCTCGCTCGACAAACTCTAGACCCTCAAGTCGTCCCATCATGTGTCGGTACTGCTCCATAGTCTTCATGGAACCGTTCAACACAATGTGGTTAGCGTCTGCTTTCAGCTGACGAATGTCGTGCAGCACTGCTTCTGCGAACTCAAGCATGGTTACTCCATGTAAAAGCAAGCGGGCATGGGCCCCCGCCTGTCGGCCTTAAATCTGTTTGTTAGTACACGCCCACCGGCAACTTGCCATCGCGCTTGTAGGTGACACTACCACCTTTCTTGCGAATTGCAGCAACTTGCTTGCGCGTGGTGATCGAAGTTCCCGTCTTGTCCGGCGGCGAACTCTTGAACCCGCGACGGCCTTCGGCAGCAGCAGCCTTCTTTTGCATGGCCTCTTCACCGCCTTGCATGGCTCGGGCCATTCCACCCTGTGCCATGCGGTTGCTCTTGCCAGCGGTCTTCAGTGCGATCGCCACGGCTTGCTTTTGCGGGCGGCCAGTGGTCATCAGCTCCTTGATGTTGGTGCTGACGACCTTCTTGCTACTTCCCTTTTTGAGAGGCATTTGAATTTCCTTTGAAAGCGGGCATGGCCCGAAGCATTGCGATTCGCTCGGTGGATGCAATCTTCTGCTGCTCCAACGCGCCGTCTTGTTGCAGTTCCTTCTCGTCCAGCATGAGCTTGGCCTGATCCGTCTTGGCCCGCGACTCGATCTCCATCTGCTTGACTTGCACCAACGGATCGGTCTGATTCGCCTCGCCAGACAGTTGTTGCTGCAGTTCACGCAGTTGTTGCATGTGATCAGCAACCTTGGTCGCGATCATCGCTTCGCGCTGCATGGCAGAGACGATCTGGTCCGGATCAACGCCATACTGACGGAAGAGTTCGGCCTTGACCTGCTCCTCGGCCTTCAAACGGATGTGCTCGAGCACGTGCTTTTGCAACGACAGCGCTGCCAGCGGATTGCCCTGCAGAATCGGCGACATGCCCTGCACAAGGTGCGCAACGATGTGCGCATCGTGCAACTGGCCAGCAAAGGCCTTCAGGTCCATGCCGTCCAACACATCTGCGTTCTCCGTTGCCGGGTCCTTGGGCATGCCCACACGCTGCGGACGCAGGATGCTGTCGATATCGCGGATGTTCATCGCCGAGTACATGCGATAGAACGCCTGATACATGTTGTGCATCTGCGGCGCGGACTGCGCCAGCTGCAACTGCGTCTGTGCCAGCGTTACGCGCTGCGCGGTCGAGAATATGTTGGGATCGGCAACGGGCAGCACCGCCACCATGTTGTCGAAGTCCTTCTTCTTGATCGAGCGCGAGGCCCCCGGCACGTCGTAGGGGTACTCATCCGGCAAGTACGCCCCAAAACCCTCGGCCAACAGCTTGAATTCGATCTTTTGGGCATAGTGCAGCCGACGATGAATCGCCGACATGACCATCGAGCCCCGTTCGAGCAATGCAATCGTGGTTCCCACCGCCGCATATTGGTTGCCATCGCCCACCTGCATGTCCGCTGTGTTGGCCAAGCGCTGACCCGCTTCCACCGAGAAGCCCAGCAGCTGGAACAGCGTCTGTGACGGCTCCTTGTACGGCAACGGCAGCATCTGGGTGGTCAACTCCGCACCACCCGCATCCATATCGCGCCATTCACCCGGCTGCAGCGGCACATCGTCGTTCATGATCCGCGCGCCTTTGGCCTTGAAGCCTGCAGGCAGGTTGGCCAGCGTCCCAGCGTCCAACAACTGGCGCAAAGCACCGGTCGCGGCCCGTGACAGGCCACCAATCAGGTGAACAAGGCCCAAGCCATACGAACCAAGGCCCTCGATGAACACGTAATGCACAAAATACTGCTTGCGCTCCTTCTTCGCGTCGTCTTCTCGCCAATTTCGACGTATGGCAACCACTTTCTGTTGCGATTCTTCGATTGTGACGACATAAGGCAACTTAATTCCGGTCGGCTCACCGTCTTCATCGACATCTTCGAAGCCCGAAAGGTCCAATTCGACCTGAAACTCAAGGAAAAACAGCTCTTCGGTCTCGGTGGAGGGCAAAATCCCCGAAATTTTGTCAACACGCTCGCCAATTTGGTCCGGAATGGCCGGTTGCGGGCTTGGTTGCAGGTTTAAATCGAGATATTCACCGCAATACACGCGCTTTCGGTAGTCGTTATCGCTCATTGCGATACGGTGCGTGATCCGCGAGCACTCCGACATGACGCTGGAGCCCGCATACGGGATGTACAGATCGTCTGGCAGCACCAATTTGCTGACCATGCGCTCTTTTTGGTAGTCGTAGTAGACCTTTTTGAAGGTCGAACCGCCGTATCCGGTGTAGAACATCGCCTGATCGAACTCCGGCGTGTACTCCTCCATCACCGTAGTGATCTGGTAGTTCATGAAATCGGACACGCGCTGCGCCTGCTGGAGCTTTTCCACCGTCTCCTTGCCCAGCACTTGGCTGCGCACCGGCCCACAGGCAGGCATCAGCTCCTTGGTAGCCTGCGCTTGGAACTGGACCACGGCCTCAGACAGCATGGGAGGCGCCACACCCGACGCGCCCTTAAACGGCTTGGTGCGCTCTTCGTACTTGAAGCCCAACAGTTCGAGGCCCTTGGAGTACTGCTGCTCCCACTCGCCGCGCGAAGTCTTGTCCGCATCAAACAGAACCATCAGCTCGGAGCTGATATGGCCCAGTTCTGCATCGTCAACCACCTCGGCAAGGTTGGCATCGAACGGAAGTTCCTCGTCGTCGCCAATCTCAATCGTAGCGCCACCGTCCTCATCGAGAATGATCTCGATGTCCGGGCCTTCGCTGTCCATCATCTCCAGCGCATCACCTGCGCTGATCTCGTTCAATGCCTTGTCGATTGACATGGTCGTCCTTACAAGTAGGTGCGGTTGTCGTCCATCTTACGCTCAACCAGCCCACCCTTTTTAAATGGAATGCCCGTCTGGCGCAGCTTATCTGCCGTTTCATCGCCCCAGCGAATTGCAGGAGACTGATAGGTCTTGCCCGTCACGCCGTTTTTGTGTTCCACCATCAACAGCTCAAAGCCCGCCTTCTCACCACCAAGGTCCTTGATAACCTGCCTCATGTTGTTGACTACGTTGCGATACAACTGCGCCTCTTTCGATTCTACCGAGGGGAAGCTAACCATGTTCAAGCCACGCTCAATTGCACCGTTGAGGGCGTTCTTCATCAGTAACTGTTGCACTTCCTGCGGCTTGTGCTCCATGCCAGCAAAGGCTTCATGGATACGGTATGTCGGCGGGGCTTTTTCGATTAGGTATTCGCTCGCCAGTAAGCGGCGTTTTGCCGGGACCTGTGCCTTAATTTCATTGAGCATCTTTTGCCCAACACCTTGCAACTCATCCGGTAGATCGCCGAGCAAGCCCAGCGCTCTGTCCATGCCTGTTAGGCCCGACTGGTCAGGCCTAGACTTTTCCGTCAATTCCATCATCATGCTCGTGCGCGTGGTATCCAGATAGTCCCGTTGATTAGAACCCTTTGGAAACGGCGTCAGAAGCTGTTCAATCACCGCATCATGTTTGTCGGCCAGCTCCCTGTCCTTTTCTACGCTCGAACCGCGTTTACCCAGCGTGCGCAAATCATCCAGCCGATCCGCCTGCAGCTCCAGCACATGCAGCGCCTGCGTCTGACCTTGTCCGGGGATCACTGCAGGAATCTCCACGAACCGAGAGAAGCCAATCGGGTTATCCGATGCAACCGAAGAATGCTGGCCCGTATACAGTTTGTACTTATCCCGAACTGCATCAAGTGGTGCAAGAGTTTGTCTAGTCTGTTTGTAAATGTTATCGGCTACGGTGTCCTTCTCCACCGCTTTGTTCACTTTGATCCGTAATTCCTCAAGTACTAAATCCGGAAGCCTGAGGCCGGGCCCCAGTGAAAAAGGATCCTCCGGTTTAATATTTGTACCCAGTTTTTTGTTGAGCGTCTGCAATGCCTCTTTGGCAATCTGATTCGTTGCCTGTTCCATACCGGCCAGCTTCCACGTATCTGCTTCTTTCATCTGAGCTTTAATTTGCTCGTATTTTGGACTCAAAATAGGATATTCAAGCTCGTTCATCAAGTGTTTTAATTCGGCGGAAGGCGTTTGCCGGTACTGCTGCACCAAGCCCCGCAAGTCTTTCAAAATCTTTTCCCCTTGCGGTAACCCTTCGGCATACGGGGTAGAAAGAAACTTCTCAAAGTTTTGTAATTGTTCTTCTGGCAACTTATCGGTTCGCATAAGCAGGTAGTAATTAGGGAGGCCCTGCAACATTTTTTTGGATTCCGATACATAGGCAGGCGCACGTTCAAGCAGATTGATTGCGCCTATTGCCTCGCCCGGAAACGGATTGTCGTGGGCCGAGTAAAACTGCCCAATCTTCGGTTCCTTGATCTCCGTCTTCCAACCGCGCGGTGAATACAGGTCCGCGAGCCGCGATCCAATGTCCTGTGACGTCAGCTTCGTGCCCGGCGCAACATCAGCCAATGCTTCCTGCGCCCGCGTAATCTCGTGATCACGGAACTTGCCCTTCAAACCCTTCAGGAACTGCTCGGGCGTGGTCTTGCCCTGCATCTGATCAACATGCATCTCCAGCTTGCTGACAAACGGGCTTTCGGCCTTTTCGTGCAGCATCAATTCATCCCACTTGGGCATGGCCGGAGCAGCAGGGGCCGGGGGCACTTCCGGCATGGCCTGCAGCATCTGGCGCGATACCGTGGGCTGCGCAGCCGCCACGGGCGGCTCCGGCACGACAGCAGGGGGCTCCGGCACGACAGCAGGGGTTTCCGGGGCCGCAGCCTGTGCGGTAACCGGACGGGACGGAACAGCCTCTGCCCGGGCGACAGGGGGCTCTGTGCGCGCCACCGCCGCTTCCTGTGCAGGCATCTCCCGCAGCGCCTTGGCCGCTTCTCCCGCTTTACCGATCATGCGACGCGCGCCGAGGACAACACCGGTGGGCGAGGCAAAGGAAGACAGCATTGAGCCCGCCTCGTAGGCGGCCTTCAGATTGGGTTGCGTGGGTGCCGGTTCGCGCAGCCCGGCGTTTTCCATCTGGCGCTTTAGGTACTCCGTGCTACCCACTTGCTCTCGGTTGATCCCGGGCAGCAGCTTGCTCACGCCCGGCACGTTGCGACCGATGAACGTCGCAATATCCACCGGAGCCCCGACAATGGTATAGGGCAGATCAGCTACGCCCCTGCCAAATGCCTTGGTCTGCTCTTTGAACGACTCCAGCGTACTGCGCGCGGGAGTCTCGCCAGATTCCGGGCTGCCCTCGGCACGAAATACCGTACTCTGCCCCGGCATTGTTCCACGTGGAACATTTCCAGCCATGCCTGCCACCGTCGGATTGGCGGAGTTGGCAAAAGGAGATTGGACCTGCATTCCCATGGGGGTGATGGGTTCGACCATACCACCCACGGCCAACTGAACTGGACCACCTCCTTTCGGTTGCAGTGCAGCAAAAGGACTTGCCACCTTCAGATTTAAATCCGCTACCACCGTCTTGGCCGGTTCGGCAGGAGTCATTTCCTCCAGCATGGTGCGCGCCCGTACCAACGGCTCGCCCGACTTGGTGGTGTACTCCTCGTCATCATCGTCATCGCCCAGCGCGGCCAGTGCCAGCGCCGCCTGATAGTCCGGACCATACTGGCTGGCAGAGGACAGCAACTGCTCGGGAGTGGTGGCAGGGGCGGGGGTAGTAGCGGCAGCGGGTTTTGGCGTGGCCGCTGCGCGTGTGGCAGCCGCCTTCTGACCCTGCGCCTGCAGGTTGGGGTTCATGCGCGCGGGCGTGGGTGCGGGTGCAGCCGCCGTTGCTGCGACAGGGGCCGCTGCCGGAGTGGCGCGGGCCAGCAACGCCGATGGCAGGTCCTCGCTGGCTTTGCCCACCTTGGCCTGTTGCCGTGCGATGAATTGACCCACCGTCTCCTTGCGCATCTCCGGGTTGTCCCGCAGCTGCTTTTCCGCGCGCTTCTTGGACAGGTAGCTGTGCAGCAACTTCGGCATCGGCATGTTTGGCGTCTTTTCCACGGCCGCCAGTGCATTTTGCGCGCCGCGCGGACCCAAGAAATGACCGATGTAGTGCTCATAGTCCGATATCTCACGGCCCATGCGCTTGGACAAATCTTTGTTCACATTGGCCATGAACCGAATGCCCGCATCCGCGTTGGCATTCGCATCAAACACCGTGCGCTCGTCCAATCCCATGGACTTGGCCGTCTCCGGCACAAACTGGAACAGCCCCGCCGCACCACCAAGGGGGTTTTTTGCCGCCGGATCAAAATTGCTTTCAAGGCGCACGAACCGCGCTGCGCGGTCCGGGTCAACACCCATCTGCGCCGCCTTGTCTCGCACCAACTGCTCATACTCAGCGCGCTGTTGCGTGGTCAAGGATTTCGGGGCAGCGGGTTCGGCCATCAGTAGTACTCCATCACCTTTTCCTCGACCGGATCATCGTCGAAGAAGTCATCGCGCAGAGATATGAAGTTGCCCTGCCGGAAACGATGCCAAGCCATGACAGCACTGTCCACTTGGTCATCCTTGCTGCCATTCGGGAACGCGGCTAGTTCCTCTACCAGTTCCTCGGCCCATTCCTCACCTTCAGGATACCAGATCATACCCGATTCCAGCAAGGGCGCAACAGCATTCGCACGACTCACCTTGTCCTGACCAGAGCGCCGACCACCCGGGGAGTACAGCGTCACAGGAACACCCATGCGCCGCAACTCCTGCTGCAACGACATGCCACTCGCCTTGGCCTCGATCAGCACATTGTCGGGATTCCAATACTGGTACTCGTTGCGCGCAACGCGCTTCAACTCCGGGAAGTCCCACTGACCGCGCTGCACGCCCAGCAACAACAAACTCGGACCCGAATCCGCATCAGGGGTAAACACCCCCCACGTCGATATCACAGAGTAGTCCGCCGTCTCCTTCTTCGAGTACGCCGTGTCCAAACTCTGAATGATGTACTCACACTGCGGCACATACCCCTGATTCCACTTCCTCCACCAATGCCGCTTCAGAATCGCACCCTCATCATTGGTCGGCTGCTGCTGCCACTGCGCCTGCCACTTCTTCATGCCAATCGAAACCTTGACCTTCTCCAACTCGTCCAGCGACCAGTACCCCGGCCACAACGGATTGCCAGAGGGCAAGATTGCCGGGAATTCAATCACCTCCCACTGGTCAGACTTCAAGTACCCCTGCTGGTGGATCAAGCGCCCCGACAAGTCATCGGTCTTCCACCGCGTGTTGATCACGATGATCGCGCCGTTTGGCTGCAAGCGCTGGCGCGGACCCGAGGTGTACCACTCCCACGTGTTCTCCATCGCCGTATCCGACAGAGCGTCCTGCTCGTCCAAGATATCGTCCAAGATGACAATGTCGCCACCGCGACCAGTCATCGCTCCACCCTTACCGATGAAAAAGGCTTCCCCTCCGTGCGACGTGGCCCACCGGCCAGCCGCCTTGCTGTCCGCTGCAAGCTTCATGTCAGGGAAGAGCTCCTTGTACGACTCATGGTCGACAAGGTTTCGGATCATCCGGCCAAACCGCTGCGCCAACTCCGCTGTGTGCGAGCCAACAATGAGTTTTGCATCGGGGCGACGGCCCATCAGGTAGGCGGGGAACAGATAACTGCCCATCTGGCTTTTTCCGTGGCGCGGGGGCATCGCAATCATCAGGCGCTTGCACTTGCCAGCAACCACCCGATCAAACGCCTCGGCAATGATCCGGTGGTGATCCCCGACAAGCATTTCCGGCCAGACGTACTGGCAGAAGGGAAGGAAGTTCGAGGTGCACGCCTCGCGGGCTTCCAACTGCTTGAGACGGAGCTCGAGTCGAAGCTGTTCGGCCTCGATGTCTGTGGGTACAGAAAGCTTCGTAGGTTTCATAAGTTGCAAATATACCCCCGGGGTGCACCTTTTTACAACAAAGGGGGCCCTTTTTCCAAACTGTTTTGTGGGTGTTCTGTATGGCAGAAATCGAGCTTAAAGCCTCGTCTCTACAGAAGCTGGCCTGTTTTTTCCCCTACCCTTACCTATAAGTCACTTGCCCCGCCTGCAGCGCATTCGCGCTGCTAAAACACAGGCGGGGCACGCAGCGCGAACCCGATAGCGCGAGGCTATCGGGTCAGGCA